CAGGCATTGGCGATGACATCTTTGGCACCACTCAAAAGGCAATCGATATTTGCTTAGAGCAAAAACTGAATTTGTTCTTCTACGATGCTGATGGTTTGGGAGCTGGAGTTCGCGGCGATGCCCGAGTTATTAATGAGCAGAACAACGCAAAAGGAATTGATCAGATCCAAGCAGATCCGTTCAGGGGCTCGGGTGCAGTACATAACCCAGAACTTGAGATGGTAGAAGCTAGGAAGAATATCGATTTCTTCGCAAATCTAAAAGCTCAAATGTGGTGGAGTTTGCGCATGCGCTTCCAGAACACGTACAGAGCACTACAAGGCATGCAATACGATCCTGATGCACTTATCTCGCTATCGACTGAAGATTTGGATAAGCGCGAACTAGAGCAACTTAAGCGTGAGTTATCACAGCCGACCTACAGTAAAAACGGTGCTGGCAAAATCCTTGTAAATAAGCAACCCGATGGTGCCTTGTCACCTAACCGGGCTGATAGCGTCATGATCTGTTTTAGTGATATCAAACCACCTGCACGATTAAGACCAGGAGGTGGAGGTTCACGAAGTTTCTAAAAGGTTTTTAAGATGGCAAAGAAGTCAGAAAGTAAGAAAACAAAGCCTAAATCAGCCGGCTTGATGACAGAGGTTGCAGTTGAGAACCTTGCATTCACTTTGGGGCGTAAAGCCGATATTGACGAAGTACTTCGCCAGGCTGGGCTAACCCGGCAACGATTATCAGTCCTTATGGTAGATGATGAGATTGCGCAGGCCATGGAAACGCGTCTTGATGCAGTTCTCAATGCGCCGTGGCGATTTGTTGAAGATCATGGTGAACAAACGGTTTTTCTAAAGGATTTGTTCACTCGTTGGCATGCTGAAATCGTCTCAGGTGCATGGGAAGCTTGTCCTTATGGTTATTCGGTTATGGAAGCCAACTATGCACTTACCAGTGATAGTAAATTCACCTTAAATGAGATTGTAGTTAAGCCTCTAGAATGGTTTGAGCCCAAGAATGATGGACGTTTAATTTACCGACAAAATGCTACAGAAATTGATGTGAATGCCAAATATCCACTCAAGTTCTTTTTGACACGCCGTAAACCTACATTCAAACAGCCTTATGGTGATCCATTACTGTCGAAGCTTTATTGGCTATGGTTCTTCCGTACCAATACAACAAAGTTTTGGGTCAAGTTTTTAGAACGCTTTGGCACACCAATCTTATTAGGGAAAGTTGGGGGTAAAGATCGTAAACAGGATGATATTGATGCTATGACATCGGCTTTGCTCAATGCACATGCTCAATCAGTTATGTCTATTGGCGCAGAGGATTCTGTAGAAACTATTGGTGGAAGCTCTTCCAATGGTGGCAGCACAGCATTTGAAGCTTTTGACAATGTATTAACCCGCCGTATTCAAAAGGTAGTCTTAGGTCAAACGCTCACAAGTGGGACTGATGGTGTTGGAAGTCGAGCTTTGGGTGAAGTGCATAACGATGTTCGCTTAGATAAGCGTAATTCAGACCTACGCATGATCACGCCTACGATTCAAGAGCTCATAGACGCACTCTGCCTGCTGAATAACTTTGAAAAGCACACAATTGTCCTGGGCGGTGAGCAGGATCTTAAGGTCGCTGTTGTTGATCGTGATATTAAGCTTAAAACATTAGGTGTTGAGTTTAATGATCAATATGTGATTGAGACATACGGCATTAAGGCTGAGCATTTCAAGATGAATACCAGTGATGCAGTCCCTAACACCAAATTCTCTGCACTACCTCATCAAGCATTCAGCTTTAAGGCATCAGTGCAAAAGCCGTCACCTGAGCAGCAAGAGTTGGATGAACTGACAGATGCTCAGGATGACCTTGAGCTATTGACCAATGAGCAGATTAGACAATTGGCAGCTGAGTCTGAGACACCGGAGGCTTTGCTATTCAATTTGTCTCGATTAATACCTGGTGCAACACAGTCGCAATTTACAGCGCATTTGGATCAGGCTTTATATGCTGCAGATGTATTGGGGTATGCAACAGCAGCAAAGGGGAAATAGATGCAACCAGTCACGTTTCTTGAAGCGCTGCAGTATGCGCATAGTAAGAAAGTAGTGCTACCTGATGAGTTTTACTCAATGGATCTTAAGACACGGCAAATGGCAACTACGGTTAGTTTTTTGTCGAGTCTTGAACAAGCTGAGTCGGTGATTAAGTCACTTAACAAAACATTAGCATCGGGCGGCACCTTTAATGATTTTCAGAAGCTTGTCGCTGAGTCGGAAATCGTTTTACCCAAGCATTACCTGGATAATGTATTTCGGACCAATATCCAAAGTGCATATGGCCATGGACGTTGGCAGCAACAGCAACGGAATAAAGATAAACGTCAGTATCTGATGTATTCGGCTATCAATGACTCACGTGTGCGTCCAGCACATTTGGCATTGAATCGAATTGTATTACCGATTGATCATCCGTTTTGGCTAACGCATTACCCTCCCACTGGATTTCGCTGTAGATGCACATGTATAGCCTTAACTGAAGCCCAAGCGCTTAAATACGGCATCACACCAGATGACAAGTTGCCAGAGGTTGCTGAAGCTTTGGATTGGAGCTCCCATCCTTTGCAATTTGGAGAGTTTGAGGCATTGGTGGATCAGAAGATTTCTAAGTCATTACTTGATAAGGAATATCTACTAGAGCAGAAAGAAGCAATTAAGGCCGAATGGACTGCATCCAAAAAGCTCACCAGTCTGTTAGCCCCGATGGATGATAAATCGAGAGATCTATTCAACACGGTGGCCAATACGGTTATTCCTTTAGATCCATCCATTAGACCAAGTGCAATCAAGACTTTCTTGGATTATGTGCAGGGCAATGATGCTGCAATCACGAACTACCTAAATGCGTCTGTAAGTTCGAAAGCGGCTGATGTTTTAAAGCAATGGCTCAGACAGGACATGCAAGCCTTAAACGCCGTGGCGAGTAATTCAGCTGCAATCGTGACAGGCGGAGTGACCTTGCAGCATGTAGTGGCTTATGAGGTTGGGCAAACGATTCAATTTAATTCGCCATTACTGTTAGCCGAGAATGCTTCCGATGTGGTGTTGCAGATTGAGAATTCGAAAGGCTTAGGGATCGATCTAAACGAGTTGAATGCTGGTCATGGCGTATTAATGCCAATAGGCTTGTCATTTGAAGTGGTTTCGATTGAAACACTGAATGGCAAGATGATTTACACACTGAAAGCATTGGTGAATTAATGACTGCAAAATGTGAATCGTGTCGACGTGGTTTGGATGGTCGAAATGGTAATGGTTTTTCGCCGTGTGGCTGCGAGAAAAAAGTAGTTGTGATTGGTAGCCCATCGAGAGTGAATAATCTTGTACGAGCTATGTGCTGCGTTCTATCTCGACCACCAAAGAAACCATGAGTCAAAATTAACTGAAGCCGCCTAATGGGCGGTTTTTTTATGGAGCATGAAAAATGCCAGATGAACAAAAGCAGGATCATTATTGCTTTCGGCTTGGTGACCTAAGTGTAGATCCTGTTGAGGAAGGTAAAAAGAAACGCACCTTCTCAGGAGTGGCTTATAGCGGTGAGGTTATTACAGATCACTGGTATTGGACACGAGTGATTTTTGATTTGGATAGTATGCAGATTAAGGGTCGCATTCCAGCACTTTTAGAACACAGCTCACGCCAACGGGCAGGTGCAATCAATACTCATACGATTAGCCATCAAGAGGGTTTGGTTGTACATGGGGACTTGATGAGCAATGAGTTTGGTACTCAGGTAGCACAAGACTCAGATGATGGATTTCCTTGGCAGATGTCTGTCCGTATTGAGCCTGCTAAGACTGAAGAAGTTGCAGCTGATCAAACAGTGATTGTTAACGGAAAGACGCTTCAAGGACCTATTACGATATTCCGCGGTGGTCGTATTCGTGAAGTTTCATTTTGTGCCTTAGGTGCAGATGAAAACACGATGGCAGTAGCCGCAAGCCATAACCCTAACCAACCCACAGAGGACACAGACGTGACCGAATTAGAAAAGGCGCAAGCCGCACAGAAACAAGCTGAAAAAGAGCGTGATGATGCTCAGGAAGAACTTAAAAAGTTCAAAGCTGACAAGCGTGAAGGGGACATCAAAGCGCTTGAGACATCTTTAAATAAGCAATTTAGCGCTGAAGAAAAGACGTCTTATACCAATATGGATGACACTTCATTTGCATTCATGTCTCAGCAATTAACGCAATTCTCAGCAGGTAATCAACCATCAGCTGGTCAGCAACAGCAACAAATTCCATCACATCTTAATCATTTGTTCACACACCAAGCTACAGGCGGTCAGGGTGGTCAAGGGCAAGATGGCAATCAAGGCGCTGGTGATAAACACAAATTCACAGCTGGTGCTCAAGCATTCGCAGAACAAAAGGGGAAATAATTCATGGTTACTCACTATGTACCGCCTATCTCGGTCACGTCAAAACGACTGATTTTGGATAATGAAAAGTTACGTCGTGCTAATGCAAAAGTGCCGACAGCTACGGCATTTAAATATGGCGACCTGTTAACGCTATCAGATACCAATGTACTGGCTCATGCCACTGATGAAAAAACATGGGATGTGATTTGTGGTCAGGATGTATCTGCAGCAGAAGCAACAATAAAAGCAGCTGATGGAATCGAAATTCCAGTGTATTACGGTGGTGTATTTAACGTTGAAGCAGTATCACTTGGTGGCACTTTACTCACCACAGTTCAATACGCTGCAGCACGCGCCAAAGCAACCAAAAACAAAATCGAACTTTCTAAGGTGTAAATGACATGCCACAAGCTTTTAATATTGAAGGTACCCCACTAGAACTGCTTGATGTGGGTGAGTTAGCACTAATCCACTCAAACTATCGCCCGATGGATACTTGGCTATTAGACCAACTATTTCCAAATCGTCCATTATTCACACGTGATGATGTACCTTTGGCTGAATTGTCAGCTGAACATGATCTAGCACCACTGGTTTCACCACAACAACCCGGTAAGCCATTTGATACCACTCAATCGGGTGAAGTACGCCATGTGAAACCGGCCTACTACAAGCCAAAAAATCAGGTTAGTCCGGCCGATACATTTGAAATCTCATTACTTGAGCGTTTACGCACCGCTGGCATTATCTCAACTGGAAATCAGCAATTGTCTCTACAAGAGCAGATGGTTATTTCCCAAATTGCGGTGATGAAACGCAACCATGATGCCATTGATAACTCAGTCCTAATGATGGCGATTGATCTTCTGAAAAATGGTAAATATGCCCTTCATTCAGATGACTATGAATACAACTTGGTTGATTACCGTCGTGATGCCTCTCTGACATATACGCCGTTGATCAAATGGAATGAAGCAGGTGCTAAACCTGTTTTAGATATCCGAACCATGCTCGAGCGTCAGTTGGCAGCCGATGGAGGTGAGGCCAAAAAAGCAATCATGTCTGGCTTGGTATGGGCTGCTTTATGGAATAACGAAGAATTCAAGAAAGAATTCATCACACCGTACGCTGGTATTTCTGTTCCTGTTACACCAAGCTTTGGTGTCAAAGAGTCTGCGACCCTTAAGGGGACATTTGATGGAATCGAATTCTGGGTATATGACGCAACTTACCGCAATAAAGGTCAGGTGAAGCGCTTTATTCCAAAAGATTACTTCTCCTTGATTTCTGATACCAACGGCTCAGTGGCACATTGTAAGATCAAAAATATGTTGGCCAACGGTGTTGCTCAGCAATACTTTGACCGTCAATGGTATTGTGAAGATCCAAGCGGCATCATGTTGATGACAGAGTCTGCTCCATTGGTCGTGCCTTCTAACAAAAATGGTGTAGTCGGTGGTACCGGCTTTATCACCCTATAAGGAGTAAGACATGCCGAAGTACATCGCAAAACAATCCATCGGGCATTTTATGCCAGGTGATGAAATCAAAGGGCTTGAAGATAAACAACTTCAGGCCCTTTTAGCATCTGGAGCTATTGAAGAAGAAAAAGCTCCAGAACAACCTAAGGCTGATGGTACTGCTGAACGTTTAGCTGAACTTGAAAAGGAAAATGCTGAACAAGCAGGAACTATCAAGCTCATGACTGAAGAGAAAGCGAAGTCTGATCAGGAAAAAGATGGGCTTGAAACGAAAGTTGCTGAACTTGAAAAGGCTTTAGCCACAACTGAAGCTGCTTTAAAGAAAGCCACCACCGAAGCCAAGAAAGCTACTACTGATAAATAAGGTGACCCATGTACGCGACTGAAGCAAATCTAGTTGCGCGGTTTGGTGGTGAGATTGATGAATTGAAGTTGATGCATGCAAGTGCATCAACTGCTGTTCAGGATGCCTTACAAGACGCATCAGAAGAAATTAATGGGTATATCGGTGGTCGCTATCCTTTACCTCTTCCAAATGTGCCAAGCAACTTAGAGCGAATGGCGTGTGATATTGCACGTTATCGGCTTTATTTCCAGCAACCCACTGAAGAAGTGCGTAAGCGTTATGAGGATGCAGTCAGTTTTTTAAAGCTGGTTGCAACCAATAAAGCACATTTGCAAATTCAGAATGTGGAAACTAGCCAGATCGTGGATGATCAACCCAAAAACAAACCATCTACAGCACCAATTGGTACGACTTATACAGGTGGTGTCTTTGGTGACGATGTCCTTGGAAAAATGCCGAGCATTAAGTGAGGTGATGCATGCCAGGCGCATTAATTGAAATCCGTGCCGATGGTGACTCAGCGATCTCTAAAGCTCTAAGTTTGTATGCTGATGTTGAGGAGCGTCAGTCTAGACTCTATGAGCGTATGGGTGCAGCCTTGGTGGAGAATATCCGCGAACGCTGGTCACGCGGGAGGGCTTATACGGCAAGTGGCCATTATCCGTAAGGGTGATGCGCCAAGGCGGTACCACGCTTCGCGATACATCGCGTCTAATGAACTCTATTACCAACAATACAATCAGCAATGGTTTTGAGGTTGGTACGGACGTTGAGTATGGTGCGATCCATCACTTTGGCGGTGAAATTAAACATGAGGCTCGTCAAAGCACGGTTTACTTCAGGCAGAACCAAAAGACTGGTGTTGTCGGTAATCGTTTTGTTCGCCAAACACGATCTAACTTTTCTCAAGACGTAAGCGTTGGTGCTTATACCGTGAAAATGCCTGCACGTGCTTGGTTGGGTTTAACTGTAGATGACGAGCAGGACCTATTAACCATTGTTGAGGATGTTGTTCTAGATGAGTGATGAAAATCTATATGCGGTACGAGATGAGATCGTAGCGCGCCTCGAGCAATTCATGGATGAGTGGGGTGTAAAGAAAATCTATACCCCTAAAAATCTAGGTATGACGACTGAACTGTCCCAAACCACACCCAACATTCAAGTGAATTTCCGCCGTACCAAAAGTGCAGGAGTGGTGAGTAAGGGGGATGCACTTAAGCTGAAGGTGGTCTGGGAAGTGACAGCTTGTTGCAAGCATGCAGCATCTCAGGTGACAGATGGTTCTAAAGCATTCGATATGGCTGGTGATCTAACCATTAAGATCATTAAAAAACTGAGTGGCTGGGAGCCTGAATCCAGTGCTGAACCACTGATTTATATAAATACAGAGGAAGACATTTCTAAAAGCTGTGTCTACTCAACTGTGGTTTTAGAGTCTGAGCTATTCATTCAAACCGAACCTGATTAAGGAACCTTATGAAA